AGACAATCAAGAGCGTATCAGATCAGCGATAGAACGCTCTTTAGAAGTTATAGAGCCTGACTTTAATTTAAATAATCTACCACAGTTAGACCTTATTCAAGGTCAAGCTGTGGCTCAGGTGTTTGAGGATATAATCCTACCAGATACTAAGAGAGCAGTGAGGGACGCACTAACATCTATCACGCTTGATATACCGGCCTCTGTTGTCTTCTCAGATCTTAATGAGCGTCTTAAAAAATCGGTAGGTAGACAGCTCACAGAAGTTAAAACTAGTATCTCCCAATATGGGCGGTCTATTAATGCAGCGGCGGCGGCGGCGGCTGGTTTAGAGAACTATCTCTACACTGGGCCTATGGATGGATTAACTAGGCCCTTTTGTGTTCCCTTAGTAAATAAGGTGGTGACTGAGAAGCAAATGACCAGGTTAAACAATGGTCAAGGCTTAGCAGTGAAAACCAGTGGAGGCGGTTATAATTGTAGACATAGTTGGTCACCGGTATCAGAAGGCTTTATCATATCAGCAGATCTAGACCGAGCAACCCAAGCCGACATATTAGCGGCTAATAGTAAAAGGGCTAAAAGACGATGAGAAAAGGTGTAACTAATAAAGCTTATCGGTTCGTGTGGCACCCACCAACACCATACACTGACACCCCTACTCTATCTGTTGGCTTTAGCTCTGCATTCAGTGGAAACTTTACACAGCTTAGAGCAGATGCAACTGTGACAGCGGTGGCCAATGATAGACGTACACTAACACTATCCGGTGCTGTGGCTACTGCTTTAGAGCGTGATGAAGTTAGAGCATTTCTTAAAACAGATCGTGACACCTGGTATTCAGTTCAAGTAAGTAGGTTGGGTGGTACTACTGCTATTTTGTCAGAGCCTCTATCCAGAGAGCTAGACTTAAGCTCATCAGCTACACTTAACTTTGCTTCAGCTTATGTTGATATTCCTGATAGCTCAACTAGTGTTAGTGGCCTTTATCCCTACACCATTAGTTACACAGATCAATCAAGTGCTAAACGTGCTGAGAGTGGCCTATTAAAAATCACTCCTCGACCTTTTGACACTGGCCTAGATCATGACCAACTGGTTGCTCGATTCCCATCATTGGCCGATATGGTACCTAGAAGGCAATCTGACTTTCTACCTCAGATTAAAGCTAGTCTAGATGAGCTTATCTTAGCGATTAGAGACCATGTCATCGCTGATAATGTGAGTGAGGATGAAGTATTTAATCAAACCTCATTCCTCTCAGCCCATGCTTATTGTACAGCGGCTTTAATATATGAACTATCACTACAATTAGATGTAGCTACTGCCATGAGAGAACGCTGTGAGGAACTGCTTAATGTGGCTCTAAGGAGTGTTACACTAGACCTAGATGGTGATGGTGTTGTTGATACTGGTGAGGAAAATCTTAGGCGGTCCGGTGGTAGCTCCACAGACTTTAGGGCCTCCTGGTCAAGTTATGTCAAGACTGATAGAGATGCTAACTTCACACCCAAAAGAGCAATGAGACACTAATGGCCGTTAAAGTAAATCTAAACTTGCCTAAGTCTCTGTGGACTGCTCAAGACTCTTTAACTGTGGCTAGTGATACATTGGCCATGATTAAACTTAGAACCAGTCAAGGTCTAGACGCTGACAGGCGACCATTTAAAGGGTATTCTACTAGGCCTCTCTATGTGGCGAAACGAGGAGCTAGACTAACACCTAAAGGTGGTGAGCCTACTGAGGATGGTAAGTCTGTGTTTTATGAGGGTGGTTATAAACAGTACAAGCATGAATCAAGGCGTAGAGGTGCTGGTGATAGTGCTGAAGTTGACCTGGTGTTATCTGGCAACATGATGAATAACTTGGTGGTGAAGTCAGCTACGGCTAAAGGCTTTGTTATTGGCCTAACTCAGCACGCCCAATACGGTTATCTTGTTAACGCTGATAGAGAGTTTCTAGGCTTAAGTGATCAGGATGTAAATATACTAGTCAATACTATTGATATAGAGCTGAGGAGAAAACTATGAGTCAGGGTATCAACTCAGCATTAACTCACTTAGAAGATAAGCTGATGGAGATCACACCAAAAAGTGATACTCATCATGGTTTTGTTGCGCTGGCTAGGGCCGGTGGTTCTACTATCCCACTCACCCAGCGTAGTCACTCCACTAGATACTTTGAGCTAGCTATTTCCTCATTCACTTCTGATGATGGTGCAGCTGGTCTCTCTGGTAGACGTCGAGCAACTATCAATTTAAATGTGCGTTATGACATCCCCCATGATGCTTTGTTTCTTCAGCGTCTGATAGCTGAGGATGCTGAGAGCTTACTAGTTAAGCTTAAAGGGCCTGAGTATGACTTTGCCAGTACTGGTATTGTGTCAGTGATACCAGAACCACCAAGCGTTTTACCGGTGGACCCGGTGAATGATACCGGTGCTCTACTACTGACTATTCCTTTCATCTTACTTTACTTGGAGGCGTGACAAATGACTGTTACTCACAGATCTCTATCAGTAGCTGTAGAGTCAACCTTTGGTTCTATCAGCTCAACCACTGGTTTACCTGACAACAGCGGTTTAACTTACATCTCAATCCCTTGTGAACGCGACCCTATTATCATACCAGGCGAACCGGTAGCGAGTGAGCGTAATGATGCTAGAGATGGTTCTTACTTTGTACCTCCTGAGCCTGACACAGTTTACTCAAGTGGGTCTAGAATTCGTCGTAGAACTGGCCAAGTTGTTTGTAGGGTCGACCTTACAACTATTGGCTCTGGTGCTGATACTTATGCCTCGAATTATCTTGGCCATTTATTGGGCGGTGGTCTCAAGACTCAACTACCGTCTATTGTCGATGGTGACGCGGTTACTGCTATAGCTAGCGTTAACAAGTTCACACCAACGACCGGTTATGCAGTAGCAGACGTTGGCTGTTTAATCAGTGCTGAGCTTAGCGGCCGAGCTGAATACAGCGCAATTACTGACAATGATGTGAGTGGTGATGTTACTGTATCACCTGCTTTCTCAGCTGGTTTTACTGGCACACCTACCGTTTACCCGATGGCTACATGGTATGTACCTAGCCGGTCGAACACTGGCACAAAGGAACACTCTCTTAGCTTCAAGGTGGATGGCGTTAACTTCAGATCATACGCTTATGGATGCGTTTTAGAGTCACTCTCAATCACACTAGACAATGGTCGCCTTATGGGGGAGTTCACTTATCAAGCGGCTCTCATTCAAGATGATCACAGCTCAGCAAGTGGACCGGTTGAGCCTGCTTATAATGATGGAGCTCCACCATTCTTTAGAGGTTCATATGTTGTTATTAGCAACGGTTCACCAGCCAGTTTAAGCGATGGCACAGTTGGAGAGACACAAGGCCGGGTGGCTTTGAGCTGTGAAGACTTCAGCTTAACTCTCACTAACACTCTCACACCACTTGGTCATAGTAATGACATTCTAGCAATGTCTGGTATGGATATAACTGATGTGAGTGTAGAGCTTAGCTTAACTTTAAGCTCTCCATCTTCAACAGTAGCAGATGATTACTTTAACCGAACAGTAAGACAAGTCTTGGTAGGCACTGGTCCAACGGGTGACGGTAAAGGTTGTGCTCTTATGTTACCAGCGGCCATGTTGACAAATGATCCAAGTGCTTATGATGTGACCGGTAATGATATTGTCAGGCAGACTCTGACTTATCAACAGAGTAGATATTCAGGTGACTTCACTACGGCGGCTTATGAGGCTAATGCAGGTAACTCACCGTTTAGACTGGGCTTAGGTGTGTAAATGGCTCTATCATTCCTCACTTCATCAGATGCAACTATTGAGGTAGTTGTAAGTTGTGATCCTGAAGTCAAAGCTGACTCTGAGAGTGTTAGTAAGTATTTACAAACTGGCAACCTAGACGAGTTAGAGAACATTGGGAACGCCACCAAGTTTACACTCAAAGCTTTATCACCCTCTGAGAGAGAAGCGGCTGAAGTAAAGGCCGGTGCTATGACCCGTTCGGAACTTGGTAGGCTTCTCTGGGTTGAGGCACCAACGGACACTAGAGAGCGTGCCAGGTGGCACCATGCTTTAAGTGATGATGAGCGTGAGGCAATGAGCCAATATAACAGTTATCTTAATCGTGTTTACATTGAGATGATCAGAGCTGGCCTAACCATGATCGACAGTAAGCCCGGCTCAGTTGATGACATCCAACAAATTAGACCGGATGCCCATCGAGCACAGACAATATCTGAGTTAGTGCTACACTTGCAGCGAATCAGCCTGCTAGGTACTGAGGGAAAATAGCCTTAGCGGCTTCTGTTTGGCTAGGTCATTCCAGAGGCCGCGCTTGGGATTGTGCCCAATGCAAATCAGACACCAGGCTAAGAAGTCTTAGAGGCAACTGTGGAGGACCCTTTAAAAAAGGTTTGCCTCAATCTCAGGTAGACGACATAGGCCGGTGGGTGCCTGGTTATCGAGTGGCACCTGACTGTGGTGATGATTTCAGTGATTTAAAAGTCAGATCATGCCCGGTAGCTAGTTCTAACAAACTAGCACCTTTAATTATGGCTTATAGACGACATAGAGCCGGTCTATATAATATCAGTGAAGTCTACCCAAAACCCACTTGTGCTATAATTGAAGCATTAGACACACTACACTATAATCATGAAGCGGCTCAGATTCGAGCTACTGAGAGAGCAAGCAAAGAGGTTTAACATGGCTGAAAGTCAGATAGAGATTGAGGTAACGTTAGACGCTAAACAAGCTAGGAAAGGTTTAGATGATTTAGAAAGTGCTGGCTCAGCAGTAGGTGAGAGCTTTAGCACAATGGGTAAGGCTGTAGCTACAAGTGGCACAGAACTTGGTGAGGTAATGGGGGGAATCGGTGAAACTGCGAGTGGTACCGTTGATGCTTTTATAGATTTAGCAGACGCCAGTAAACAGACTGGTGTAACATTTGGTGCTTTACTGGGCCCCATTGGTGCTGTGGCTTTAGCTGTATTTGAGCTAATACAAGCATTTAGAGAGTACTCAAACGAGGTAGACGGTACAGCAATTAGGATAGAAGCTTATCAAGCATCATTAAGTGACATTACATCTATAGTCGAAGAGTTAGCAGCGGCCCAAGTTGAACTAACTGATAGTGAACTAGAAAACCTAAAAATAAAGTCTCAGCAAGCTCAACAACTTTTAAATGAGGCTGAGTTATTAAGAGAGAGAAATAAAACTAGATATAACGAGCTAGCGATACTTGAGGAGGAATATAAACTTATTGAGGCCGGTGAGGATGCTAGAAGTAAATTGATGAAGGCAACTGGTTTTGAAGCTGACAATAGACTTAGACTTATCGGTATACTTGCAAAGCAAAATAAGATTAGAGCTAAGGTAGCACCCATCGAAGAGAAGGCTTTTGAGAAGATAAAAGAAGGTGGGCGGATAACGGGGGAAGTCGAACGGATGAAGGAGGAGATTCTTAAGAGGTCTCTAAAGGTAAGAGAAGAATTAGCAGCTAAAGAGGCCGAGCTGGTAGCACAGGCACAGCTACAAGTACTAAGCCTAGAAGCGAATACTTTAGAAGGTCAGAGGAAACTCTTAGACGCTCAATTTATGCAACGACTAGGTAAGCTTAATGAGATGCTAAAAGAGGAGAAGGTGACTAGAGAAGGGTATAGAAAAATCCTCGATGGAATAACGGCAGATCATAATGCTAAGGTGATGAAGGTGGAAGAGGCAGACAAACAAAAAAGACTAGCAAAGTTTCGGATTTATCAGGCCAAAAGATTAGCGGCTGAAAGGCAGCTTGCATCTGAGCAAGCTAGAATAAGACAATTAGAAATCAGCCGGATGCGGATAAATGGAGCCACTGAAATACAGGTATTAGAAGCTCAATATGAAGAACAGGCTAAGCTAGCCGGTCAGAATCAAAACCTTCTGTTAATTGCTCAGATGAACTTTGAAAACCAACGGTTAAAACTAGAAAAGGATGCCGAGCGCAAACGACAAGAGGCGGCCAGCCAGGCGGCCAGAGATGAAGCTGATAGAGCTAAACAGCGTCAAGAGTTTATATTTAACTCAATGGAGTTTGACCTTAATCTTCTAAGTGATGGCATAGACAAGGAACTACAGCTCTTAGAACTACGCTATGAGAGAGAGTTGAGACTTAGAGAACACTCTGAGGAAGAGATAACAGAGCTAGCGAGAAGACACAGCATAGAGAGAGAACGTCTTATAGAGGCACCCATTCACATGGCTATAGAACAAACAAAAGAGATGGCTAAAAGCTTCTCAGATGGGTTTGCTATCGCAACATATAACGCTGTGTTATTTGGTGATAGTTTTAAAGATAGCATTGGTGAGGTATTGGTTGGTTTAGGTAGACAGGCGTCAGTTGAGGCATTAATGGAGCTGGCAAAAGGTACAGCGGCTTTATTCTTAAACCCAGTGTTAGCGGCTAATCACTTTAAAGCGGCTGGTGTTTTCACTGTAGCGGCCGCGGCGGCTGGTCAAGCTGGTAAAGGTTTAGGGGGTGGCTCTATGGCAACTCCCCCAAAACCATCTACATCAGCCGGTGGAGGGTCACCAACCGGTTCACCACAGACAGCCACACCAGAGCGCACCCAAGCCCAAAACACACCAATGGTATTTAATATCAACTTTGGTAACTCGACTATTTACGACACTAAAAGAGCGGCTACTGATGCCTTTACTGACCAAGTAATTAGAACTATGTCAAGGCGTAGACGAGGCGCACCTCAGCTACCGTTCAGGGGGTAATCATGCCTTTAAATAATCCGGCTCCACAATTTGGACTACTCACAGCCTATGATATGAGAGATCAATCAGCCACCAAGCTATTTACAAGAGGTTCAACGGCAGTCAACGTGCCAACCTTTGGCACTGGTGAAGGAGTGTATGAAGATGCTGTATTTCTCCTCAATGGTCGCACGTCTAACACCACCAACGCGGCCACCAACCAACTACAAAACACTAAAACCTTTGGATCCACCTGGTCAGCATCAATAACGAGCAACGATAAGATAGAGATCAAAGCCAATGTACAATTTACACTCACTAAGACGGGGAGTGATGACCCTTTAGGCTTTGGATCATCGACTATCACAGCGAGCGCGTCCGGCTCTGATTATGTAGTGGTTGCCCCCCATGATTGGTCAAGAGGTTTACTAGATCTCTCTGATACTACATATCAAATTGACGAATCAGGAGGTGCTAACCAATTCAACTTTCCGGCTATTAAGTTACAGATTCAAGACGTGAGTGTATTTATTAGAGATCGTGCTAGCGTTTCAGATGCTGACTCATTTGGTTTAGACTCGATAGAGAAACTAGATCAGGCTGCACTCAGTAACAGTAATATCACATGGTTAGTAACCAATGATGGATACTGTAGATGTTACTATCTGACCTCTCTGGGTGATATTACTTGGAATGATAACACAACCAGAGAGACGCTAGGCTTCACCGGCTTAGAGAGTCCGGTAGCGGATGGTGTCTACTCTATCCTAACTTCAACTCATAAGATAGCAGGCGTTCTCATACCATCGAGGCCCTATCAATTTCACCACCTTAAAGTGATGAATGAGAGTCAGAGTAAGCGCAAAATAGGCGGTGGTTATGTCTCTAATCACATAGGGTCATATGTTAGCTCTATGCTTAACTTTGATCTAGACGGACTACTAGACCTAGTTGATGACTATAAGCACTTCTCAAACAGATGGTTACCACTCTGTTCAGCTGGTGAGCGCGTCAACTTTTATCAGGCATGGGGTGATTCTAGGCGGGCTTTAAGAACTGCTCAAGTCACCGGTACTCAATATGCTTATGATGACCTCTACACCAGCGAGGACAATGGCGAGTATGGGCGTTTAAGGTGCTCGATGATCACTTCAGAGTTTGAGCTGACTTATCCCAATAGGTTAAGGCGACGGGTACCGGTAGCAATGGAGCTTGAACACTTATGAGTAACTCATTTACTTCTCCACCTGTACTAGTAGACCCGGCCCGGCCTACTGCTGGCCTCACTATCAGAAGTGAGGAGGCGGGCCGGTTAGGCGATATGCAAAACTATGCTTTTGCTCACGCTGGTACTCACGACTGTGTAAACCAATTCTGGGAAGCTGGCGTGTGGGAATACTCGACTAACAGCATGACCTCAGTGTGTGAGTGGTACATCCCTCACCCATCTGAAGAGCATACAGAGTTTAAGCTTAGATTAATGGCATACAGTAACCCGGCTGGTGGTACTGCTCAGATCACTTTAACTTTCCCACTCTCTGGTAACAGTTACAGCTCATCAGCTGTTAGTATTACAGACACATCAAGATTTAACAGTGTGTTTGATGTGCTCACTGCCACAGTAACAGCGGTGGAGACTGAAACCGTAGCTATACTTACTCTAAAGCTTAATGCTCCATCTAGTGGGGTTATTGAGGTGGCTGGTCTGGCTGGTAGCTGGACTGCTTTAAGCTCTCCATTGTCAGCCGGTGCACTCGGTCAATATGGTCAAGAGTTTATTCCAATGGGAGCTGGTAGACTAGGCGATGACAAGCCACTCACGTCTAGGTTTGGGGTAGACTCACTGGCTAACATCACTAAGCTTAGAAAACGTGGTAGAGTGCTGCTTAACTGGTCTGGTGTATCAGACTCAGATACTCAGAACTCTATCTATCAAGCGGCTCAAGGATTAGGTACAGCGGACCCGGCTTTACTCTTTTCTCTGTCTCATTTGAGCTTAGGCATGAACCATAATGATTTAAATGTGGACATTTTTATTAATGTGGCGAACCTATCAAGCGGCTCAATAGAAGTAGAGATCTTTGGTTATAGGTTCAACATAACCAACAATGGTTGGTCAAGTTATGGTGTCGACCTCAGGATACCAGAGCATGAGCTGTCTAGTGATTTCAGGCTATCTATGTATCGAGTGGGTCTAGAGGAAGGCCAGATAAATCAAGATAATTTATTGAGTGGGGCAGTCTCTACAACCTCAGACCCTTATATTAAAGGTTTAGCTATTATAGCGGTTTAATCATGTTAGTACCTACATCAATTCAACGCCTACCGGATTCTAGAGGATGCTTTAATGGTGCTCTTTTGTTTGGTGCTACTGTCAGTCAAATAGCGTCTACACTCGCTCAAGTGACCAGAGTCAAAATGTTAGGTGAGGCACATTATTATGTAGGTCAGTTGGTACCTTTAAACACTGGTAGACGCTTCATAATTAGACGTGATGATATTAAGACTAGTACAGTAAATAACTTCCTTTATCAGTCTACACCTATAAGCACCCAACTAGGTTTAGTTATACAATATGTCACTCGTAACTTTAGCAATGCTCTACCTGTAACGCTCGATGTAGAGCTAAGGAACACAGCCGGTAATAGTTATACTGGCACAGTGTTAGACGTTGGTATAAGGATGGCAGAGACTGAGCTACAATCAGACCCTAATACCGCCCTTATAGCTTTTAGCGGTGCTGAATTAATCAGCGCGCCAAGTAACCCCTCACCTGATCCGCCTAGACCACTGTTTGTACCATCTGCTAATCGTGGCCAGTTACTTAATGTGAAAATTACAGCAGGTAACTGTTTGGTCTTAGGTTGTCACATCTATGATCTATATCAACCGGAGGTTACACCATGAGCGTATCTAGTGAACATGGCCGGCGAGTATTTGCGCTTCAAGTGGCTGGTTTGGAGTATCGCTACCACTCAAACACACCACCAACTACATCAAGTTTAGATAGTAATGTAGCAACAAGTATACCCTATGTTGACTCTGAAGGTATCATGGGGGTTAGCACCTTCTCAGCTTCAATAGATCCAAGCGGAGGAATAGCTGATTATAGTGCAGTGACTATCACTCTACAGATCAATAGGCGGGGTGGGGTTGGTGATCCTGGCATCATATTTGGAAGATGTGGAGCTAGATCAGCCACCACTAAAGCACAGCTAAGCCAGAGCTTAAATCGTACTGGCTCAATAGCTAGAACCTCATCGAGCTTAACTAGTCTGAGCTACCCTCGACTCTTGCACATTGGAGCTGAGACGATAAGAGCAAGCTCAGCAACTTCAACTACTGTACTTATCTCTGGTCGTGGTGTAGCTGGTTCAACTCGCCAGACTCATTCAGTGGGCCTAGAGGGTTCTTTTGCTCCTGAGCTTAGTGCAGAAATCACAACTTTTAGGGGTAGACGGGCCAAGTTATTTATGGCTCATAAATTTCCCAATGGGAACACATCAAACTATGTAGAAGTGGTCAATGGCTTCATCTCTGAATCTCCTTATGTTGAAGAGGGTGACACAGTATCTATTAGTTTACTACCTCTAACAGCATTAATTGATACTAGCTTGAGTGATAAGGGCATTGGTCAGACTCGACTACTGCAAGGTTATCACTACTATGATGGTATTCATGGGAGTAGCTTAGAGTATGCCCTGGGTTTAACTTTTGCTCAACAAAACCTATCTAATCTACAAGTAACTCCTGACACATCAGGCACCATCACAGCCTCAACATTTAGCGTGATAGTAGAAAACTTACAGGGTTCTAGCTCATACCTTGCCGACTTTGACACAAGCTTACCTGAGGGGCCTGAGTCAGACGAGTTCCCAAGAGAGCATCCTAGATTCCCTAAATTTAGACGTTCACAAGATAGCCGCTTTGATAATGATGGTGTGTTCACTAGCACACTAACTTACAACAGTAGTTTACCAGGCTATGACGTCACAGCCGATAACACACCCTCCAACGCTCTAAACGCTAGTGAGATTAGTGCAGCTGAATCACTGCAAATTAGATTGCCATTGGTAGAGCTTAAACAGCACCAACTAGGTAATGAAGAGGTTAAGGAATGGCCTGACGTTGTTAATGATACGCTGATCAATTCGGGTCCTAGCTCAACCTCAGGTGTAGCCGGTGGGTTTGCTCGATGGCGATTGACACCAGATAACTTAATCAGAGCCGAGAAGTTGAGTGAGTCACCCTTTACAGCTCAACTCTATCTCTGGCCTAACTTTGGTGGGTTCTCAATACTCAGAGAAGCCTTAGAAAGATTTGGAGTTAGCCAGCCGCTTAAGTGGGGTAGCTATGGAGTGAGCCAGCCTCTAAACTCTATAGCGCGTCTCAGCTATCCTCTCAGCTTTACCAGTGGTGATACACCAGTGATACAAACTTTAGGAGATGAAGCACCAACGGAATATATCACGCTGAATATGGCTAGCTCAGAAGCCACAGCAGGCGAGCAGATTAGAGAGCTACCGAGAGCATACTATCAACAATTCGAGGGAGCTATACTAGTAGAGTCAACTCTTGGCCTACCTACCACAGCCACAGCCGGAGAGTTTTACTATATCACAGTTGTATTCTATGACTGGGATTTAGATGAGACACGTCATCAGGCGTTTAAAGTAACTCATGAGAGCACGGCGTTATTTGGAGGCTCTGATGTTGGTGTGTTGTTACACTTGGCAGATGATCACAGACACCTTGACACCTTATCATTTGGAGACTGGCCCGACAAAGATAGAGCCCTATTGTTTAGAGGTGGTGACTTAGAAGATGAGAGACCAGGTGTAGCTCTCCTTAAAATCTTACAGTCCGGCGGGGGTGATGGGATAAATGGGACTTATGACGTGATGAACATAGGCCTAAACATTTCATCTGCTAATATAGATGAAGACTCATTCTTATCAGTAGATACAGCTTCAACGCTGGTCATGAGTGGTAACATCTTTGGTGATGGTGCAGACCTCAGAAGCATGATTGACAGCTTACTAAAGACTCTGGGTGCTGTGCTCGTTATGAAGCGTGATGCGTCCACTGGTAACTCTAAACTCTCATTGGTCGCAGTGGGTAACGAGAAAACCAGCCAAAGCACCACAACGATTAATTCAGGTGACTGGCTAGCATCTACCCCACCAACATGGGGAATCTATGAAGATATAGTTACTCAGATTGAGTACAACTATGAGTATGACCCGACTGAGGATAAGTTAACATCTCAGACCATATTCAATAACCAAGAAGCAATTAGCCGCTATGGTGACGAGCGATCTAAAATTAGTTTAGAGTTGCCTGGTGTAACTAGTAGGTCATTTGGTAGAAATGCTGGCGATGTGTTCAACTACTTTCTACCCACATCAAGCCGACTGTTTAACCTTCTTAGCAACCCCTTAAGGACGTGGTCGGGCTCCATAGGAACCGGGCCTAGCATCTTCTTAGACGTTGGCTCATACGTTCAAGTAAGTTCACCTCATCTAAGAGGCTACTCAGACTCATATGGTGTTACAGATGGCGTGGGGATGATTCGGGCTATCAGTCAAGAGTTAATGACTGAGGGTTGCCAACTTGAACTAATCACCACCGGCTTAAGTCCAGTGAATTGGAATAGCTCAGCAAGAGTAAGCTCGATCACCTCAACTAGCTCAGTAACAGTCAACGCTAATGACTTTAGCGGCTCATCACTCTCAGATGCTTCATTCTTTCAAGCTGATGATGTGGTTGATTATCTCCCTAAGGGAGATCATGACTCAGCAATAACAAACCTGACTATATTGAGCGTGGTAGGCAATCTAATCACCTTCACCTCCACTCATGGTATCAGCTCAGTCGGTGGTACCATCGAGCCAACCACCTTCGCCAATGCCTCTACTATCCACCAGGAGGATGCATACTTAGCAGATAGTTCTGATAGGTTGGCAGTCTCTACAGATGCTCAGGAGTATAATTGATGAGCAAGCTTACAAAAGCACAGCTAGAAAACCAGCTAGCTGAACTCAAAGCAGTTAATGAAGCACAAGCCCATGAGATAAGAAGACTCGATAGGGCCATTGGTCAAGCTGAACTAGACCGGGATTATCAGCAAGAGAGACTTATAACCAATGTCTCACCATCTGTTTTACCTCAAGTACCAGAACTTATAAGGCGTGCATTAGCAGAATGGTCTCAAGTTGTAGCTGAACCACCTGGTAAAAACTGGGAACGCATCGACTATTACATTAGAAGTCGTGATTGTCTTGGCTGGACATGGGAAAAGCAGTACACAAAAAATAAACAATTCGCATGGTGTGGAGCTTTTGCGGCTTATTTTTGGGGTCCTTATCTCAACTTTACAGCACGTCAAAAGATACTACCATCATGTTATAGGCTGTATAACAACTGGGTTAATACATCACGCAAAGTAGAACCTGAGGAAATGCTACCTGGTGACATTGTTGTCATTTTCAACAGTAACAGAGCTAAGACAGGTGATCACATCACAATCTGTTTAGAGCCACCTTGCAACGGCACTTTCAAGACTTTGGAAGGAAATGCATGGGGCATACTAGGCAACGGTGAACGCGGTGAAGGTGTAATTCAACATGAGCGACCAATGACACAAATAGCATGGGTCTATCGTATTCTAGCGAGTGATTTAGATGAGTGAACAAACAACTCAATCAGAGAAACTAGGAGGCCGTAAAGCTAGCGCGTTCTATGCTTGTCTCTTAGTAACCTTCATCCTAGCAATCAGCGGAAAAGCTGAGACTCATGTGTTAGGATTAATCGACACCCTATTTTTTATTTATGCTGGTGCCAATGTAGTAGCGAAACGCTACTCACCAGTTCAACCACAACAACCTGATTCAAGACTGGAGAAGCCATCATGAGATTAGGCGTTCAATATCCAATTCATGCCGGTGGCTATGCAGCGGCCTATGATGCCTCAGCTGTCAATGATACAGACTGGCACAGTTTAAGCTCTACTGACTTTTATGATGCTCAGGCTGGTACACAACTATCAGCCGGTCTTAAGTTTGCTTATGTCGAGTTTGTTTCAAGCTCCACCAACACAGTCAGCTTTGGTAAGCTCAGAGCGGCCGGTGGTGCTGGTGATGGAACCGGTAACACAGATGGAGTTATCCCCATCATGGGCTCATACTCTGTTGATGTTCAAGCGTTGGTCAACGGCACTTCAGTAACTTCAATCGCATATAAGAAGGCGGCTGGTGGTGACAAGTTCACAATCATAGCCGGCTTTAATAGTTGAGGTGACCAATGACAATCAAAGCCAAAACATTTACAGGCGGTGGGGGTGGAGCTGGTACGGACACCCTCGATGATGTAACCGGACGTGGTGCCACTACTACAAACGCTATTACAGTAGGCGGTCTAAGTGTTGGTACTGCTTACACTCTCCCTACCTCAGACGGTTCGACTGGTGAGTTTCTCAAAACTGATGGCAGTGGCAATATCTCTTTCGGCGGTGTTACAGGTGGGCTAACATACAAGGGTAGCTATAACGCAACCACATCAACACCCAGCCTAGTTACAGCCTTAAAAGGCGACTTCTATATAGTGAGTGTTGCCGGTTCATTGGCTGGCGTTAGCTTGGCAGTTGGTGACCATATTGTATTTAATCAGAACGCGGCTAACCCAGTTACCTCAGCCATGTTTGATGTTATCGACAATACAGAAGCGGACACACTCGACAGTGTAACAACACGCGGTTCAACCACATCTAACACTGTTGATGTAGGTGGGCTTACTATCAACTCTGCCATTACATTCCCAACGGCAGACGGTGGTGCTAACCAATTCCTCAAAACCTCAGGCTCGGGTACTTTATCGTTTGATACAGCTTTGACAGCTGTGGTTGATGATGCAACTCCTGAGCTTGCAAGTGATTTAGATACCGTTGGTAATGGTATCACTTCATCTGTTGGTGGTTTTAGCCTCACGACCTCAGGAGGCTCAGACATAACGATTGGTGCCGACCTGGTACCAGTGACTAACAACACGAACAATCTAGGCTCAGAAGATAAGCGATATATCACCACCTTCTCAGACCTAAATGGGGCTGTGCGATTCAAGGCCAAGAATGATTCAGGCGGAGTAATCAGCAAGGGGCAAGCCGTCTACATTACTGGTATCAGTGGAGATGTCCCAACGGTTGATTTAGCACGTTCAAACAGCGCGTCTACTATGCCGGCTTTCGGCTTAGCGGCTTCTAATGCTAATGATCAAGCTGAGGTTCAGGTTGTGAGCTTTGGTAATCTCACAGCATACAACACAACTACTTATTCATTAAGTGTTGGTGATACTGTGTATGTGTCGAGTAGTACAGCCGGCGCACTGACTAACACAGCCCCAACGGGTGAGAGTAATCTTATTCAGAATATTGGTAAGGTGGTCAGAGCCTCAGCCACAGAAGGTATCATAAAAGTTGGTGGGGCTGGTCGATCAGCAGCAACCCCAAACCTAGATCAAGATAAGATCTTCTTAGGTGATGCATCTAATCAAGCTGTAAGTACTGCACTAAGCTCAATCAACTTAAGCTCGTTTAACAATGATCTAAGCTCAGTTTATCAGCCTTTAGATGCTGGCCTAACCAGTATAAGCGGCTTAACGACAGCGGCTGATAAAATGATCTATACTACTGCCTCTGATGTTTATGCAGTAGCAGACTTGACGACAGCAGGCCGGGCTCTACTCGATGATGCAGATGCAGCGGCTCAACGTACCACCTTAGGTCTAGGGACAGCATCAACTCAAGATGTGGGTACTACTGCCAATGATGTAGTACAGCTAGATGGGTCAGCACGATTACCAGCGGTTGACGGTTCACAGCTTACTAACTTACCTAGTGCTAGTGATGCATCTGAGACCACTAAGGGTATCATTGAGATAGCGACCAACGCAGAAGCCACAGCGGCAACAGCAACAGATAAAGCACTCGTGCCGAGTAACATCAGCTCAATAGCATTATCATCATTCAACAATGACTTAAGTTTCCAGCCCTTAGATGCTGGATTAACTAGTATAAGTGGGTTAACGACAGCGGCTGATAAGCTCATCTATACTACTGCCTCTGATACCTATGCAGTAGCTTCTCTAACTTCCTATGGTCGTACACTAGTATCAACCAATGATGCAGGTGCAGCACGATCAGCCTTAGGACTAGGCACAGCGGCTACTCAGGATGTAGGTACTACAGCCAATGATGTAGTTCAGCTGGATGGCTCATCACGATTACCAGCGGTGGATGGTTCACAGTTAACTAACTTACCAACGGCCTCAGATGCCAGTGAGACTACTAAAGGGATCATCGAGATAGCGACCAACGCAGAAGCCACAGCGGCCACAGCAACGGATAAAGCACTGGTACCGAGCAATATCAGCTCAATAGCATTATCATCATTCAACGATGACTTGAGCTATCAACCTCTTGACGCTGGGCTAACTAGCATAAGCGGCCTTACTACAGCGGCTGATAAAATGATCTATACTACTGCATCTGACACTTATGCAGTGGCTGACTTGACAACAGCTGGTAGAGCTTTACTCGATGATGCAGATGCAGCGGCTCAGCGTACAACTCTTGGTCTAGGCACAGCGGCCACTAGTGCTAGTACTGACTTTCTGGCATCCACAGCGGCCATCAATGACTTAAGTGATGTAACAATTACAGCGGCGGCGGCTGGTGAGTACTTGCGCTATTCTGGCTCAGCGTGGGTTGATGCTTCTCTGAGTGTTGTAGATGATACTACTCCACAGCTAGGAGGTGACCTAGATCTTAATGGTAATGACTTGGTAACAACGGGAAACGCTAATATCGGTTTAGCTCCCAACGGTACCGGATATGTTGAGATAAAAGGAAACACTAATCCCGGTGCTATTCGTTTAAATTGTGAGTCAAATAGTCATGGTGTACAGATTCAAAGCCCTGCGCATTCAGCATCAGCAACATACAACTTAATTTTACCAACTGGTGTTGGTACAAGTGGTCAAGTGCTTAAAACTGATGGGGGTGATGGGGGCTCGCCTAACACTGTTCAATTAGCTTGGGTTGATCAAGCTAGTGGAGGTGGAGGCTGGACTTATTCAGCTATCACAGCTGACCCGGCCAACGCTCAAGTGGGCTATCATTACTCGTGTACATCTGGCAGTTTTACTATAACTCTTCCAGCGGCCTCAGGTGCCTCAGCTGGCTCAGAGATTCGAGTAAAAAATATGGGGACTGGTACGATAACCATTGATCCGGGTACTGATACTATCGATGGCTCAACCACTGATTACACGATGGATGTACAATACTCAGCTATCACTTTAGTAAGCAACGGCTCGAATGGATGGGAGATCATATGAGTCACAATCAAGTAAAAGTCAACTCTCAAGAGCCAGCAAGAACGGGTGTAGTTTCTCAAGCTGTTACTGACTTAAGTGATGTAAATGCATCGAGTCCAAGCACTAACGATATTCTTAAATATAATGGTTCTGAGTATGTAGCGAGCGCGCTAAATAACGCTCAATATATGCTTATCGGTCAAGGTGAATCTGATAATTATTCTAACTCTGGAGCAACCTCACTGGCTGTTAACGATGAGTTTTATCTATATGATACAACACCCATTAACGCTATCACCGGGGCATCCATTACTAAAATAGGTGCCACAGACTGGGTTGAGTCTTTCACTTTACCAGCTGGGACATACACAATAATCTCTAATGCAAGAGTTGTATTTAGTGCTAGTGGTGAGTTTCAATGGAGGCTTTATTCTAACACAGCCACAGCTTACAGAAGCGGCCGGGCGGCTATTGGTGAATCTTTGTCGAGCTACTCCTATTTTAGTAGTTTAATATCTACATTTAAGATTACTCAGACTGAGACGCTTGTATTTAGAATCATAGCAGTCAGCTCTGTTGATAGCGTAGCAAACCAAACGACAACACCCTCTCAGTACTCATCTATCTTCATCGAGAAAGTTGATTGAGATGAGTCATAATATTATTAAAGTTGATAGCCAAGAACCAAGCAGGCAAGGCTCTGTAGATTTGTCTCTACAGGATCTATTAGATTCTGTGCCAGCCGATGGACATACTCCCACTTATGGAGGTGCTAGTTGGTCTAATCAAGCATTTACTCCTGAGACTAGAAGGCTGTATTACTCTAAATACTATTATGTGGCTAATCCGGGCACCACGTCACGTACTTATTCTAATGGTGATTATTTCGTCTGGCGTACTACATTATCAGTTCAACCTGATGAGTTTGTGCACTCATCAGTGAGTTTAAGTGCAGCTAGCTCAGCTGATAGCCCTTTAACAAGTAACGGAACTTGGAAACAAGATATAACACTTTCAGAGTCAGGTACTTATCTTTGGATGATTCGACCAGCTTTTGGTAGTAGCTTCACTAGTAATGATAGTTGTGATGTACAGCTAAGTGACACCTCAAACTCATTCTCTCATCGTCTTCATGTGTCTACTGAGGGTAAGTTTGGTGATGCAGTTTATGGTATCAAAACAATTACTAGCTCAACTACTTTTGCGCTCATAGTCGATAATATCTCTGGTACTGTTGACATTATGGAGCAAACTGCCAGAGAGTTTATTTCTATTAACGTGTGGAAGCTAAAGGTTTAAAATGTTTATCAGAGTAAAATGCCCAAATACAATTATTTCAGGTGATGTTTTATCATTTGATTCAAATACTAACGAGTGGATACTGGCAGCCAATGGTAACAACGTTATTGGCATAGCTAGAACAGACGCGGCTGAGTGGGAAATATCAGAGGGTGTAACAGCCTGGACTTGTGAGGCTGTGTTTTCTGGTGTTTGCTATGCAAAAGCCTCACAATCAATACCAGACTCAGGCGGTGCTTTAAGTGTTGCCAATGGAGCTGTTTATGTTGTGAATCAGTCCGATTCAAGGCTTGTTATATTACCTAATGAGCTTGGCAAAACTCAACGCAATACAGGCGATTTAGTGAGAGTTAATATCAGATGATTGCACTAAACTTTGATAAAATCAGTGATAAGTCAGTGATGGTAGTAGTTAGCTTAATCATGGGTTTCTCTCTGCTTATGTCTGCTTATGTCTTCGGTGTGTCGCAAGGCTTTGAAGACGGGCAACTGAAAGCTAGTAAAGAGTGTGACCCTGTTAAAATTGAGGTAGCACAGCTAAAAGAAAAGCTCATCAAGTCTAGAGCTGGTAATGTTGCTGAGTGTGCTCAACAGTGTGCTAACAAAGCTCTATCATGTGAAAGTATTTGCACTCAAAAAATTGAAGAGAGCTTAAAACTCTGCTCAGAGATTGCTTGTGGTGAAGCCGTTGAGGTTAAAGTGAAATGATTTGGTTACTACCATTTTTAATACCCTGGTCATCTGATTCTTACTCGATTGATATGGGTAGTGGTAGACCGGTGGTTGGCTTTCCCATCGAGCTTACAGAGCGACCTAACGAGCGTATGATGATGATGAGCGTGGGCGACTTTATACGTGCTAAACAAAAGATTGAAGGTTCTCCTGATTTCTGTAGATCAGCCATCAACTCAGCAGTTGGAGAGTGTGAACGCGGTTCAATAGAAGCACAAAGAGAAGCTTTAGCAGATGCAGAGGCCACCAGAGTAAATCAAGAGGCTCTGATTAAAACTCTACAATCTCAGCTTACTGATACTCAGATAGAGCTATCAACTAGCCAAGAAAACACTAAAGTGTGGCAGTGGGTGAGCGTGGGAGTAGGTGCAGCGGCTTTAAGTACTACTGCTATCTTGATCTTTAAATGAACACACTAAATCATAGGCGGTCCACTCGTCCGGGTGCATAGTCCCAAGTATGCCTAGTGCTTTCTTCTGGCCTTCTCTATCGAGCTGATGAGCTACTCTTAGTGTTTCGTGCCAAGCACCATGCTGGAACAAATGACCATAGGTTCTCGGCTGGTTGCCTTTTAACAGTGGATAGTCCTTTTCAACCTCTGCTCTCATCTTCTGAATCTCGTTATGCTTTGCGCTCCACCAGGTAGGATCATGGGGTATTGTTCGTGTGGCCCGGCTCATCACATAGCGATAAAAGAAAAATTCTCTATGCTGTGGTGACATAAGCTTGACGGGTGTTTGAGAACATCGCTGTACACAGTCGACAATTTCTTCCAAGTCAATCCCAGTGGATTCTAGAGCGGCTTGCCATCCCTCCATAGTTGAGAAGTCATGTAAGCGATTTGGTTCTGGCTTCATCATTGGAGGCTGTGATTGTTGCTGTGCCTGGTGTTGGGTTGGGTGAGGCTGTGCAGCTGGTGGCTGTGATCTAGGTGGCTGTGAGGTGTGCAACTCCTCACCAAGACTATGAGCTGATAACATGGCCCGTTCATGGTCGTTCATCTGGGTGTTATCAGCAATCTCATCGGGTGAGTAAATGCCACTAACTGCATCCGGGAAAGTTGCTCTCAGAGCCATTGTAAGGCATCGAGCTCTTAACATCTGCTTAGGCATCTGATCCCAGTTGCGGTTACGAGTTAACCCTTGCTTTTTAGCCATCTGGATGGTAAAAGTGAATGTATGCACAATATCAGCCGGCTCATCATTGCGTGCCATGATCATTGTACATTTAGTTTCATCCCATTCAGTGATTTGCATATATCGCATTAGGCCAGAACGTCTACAAATACCGGCCATTGCATCAGCGCTAAGGGTGGGCTTACCTTTTAGACAGTAGCCTTGACTCATGCAAAGCCCCATATCACCATTGAAGTGATGGCCATGTGCAGCGTGAATAAGTAGTAAGTTTTGTGGGTTGGCTGGTTCGAGCACTTGAGCCATATTCATGGCCTCTTGTACATCGGACGGGGTCCAAATTGATTTAGGTACTGGTTTGTAAATAGCGTTCATAGTAAGTCTCTCTTTTCTTAGTGAGCTGGGAACATTGGGATAGTTGATTGAGCTTGATCAATAAGCTCTTGATGGTCTTCATTACGATGGCACCATGATAAAGCTGATCTGTAAGTGTAACCATGCCCCATCAACACACGTGATTGATATGGTGAAAGACGGTCCTTTATTTGAATTGCACACTCACGCGCATCATCAACAGGAGCACAGTTAGCAGCATAAGCGATAATCGAGCCAAAGAAGGCGATGTAGCATAAAGCCCACAGGGTCAATAGTTGTTTGTTAGTTAGATTCTCAGTCATTGTCATTATCTCCTAGTTCAATTAAATAGCGGTTATGTACACAGTGGACACCATCAACACTCACACAGTTATGTAGAGCCTGAATGAAGTCTATGTCATCTGCATAAAGCTCATGTAGTTCTTTAGATGTGTATGTATTAACAGAGCGATTCCGACCGTTGACGCGGTCAGTAACCACAAAGCAAACCTCATCACATACATTCTTAAGGTTAGGGTTTAGGTTAGGGTTAAAATCGTTTGGCTCAAATACATCGTACTCGGTCCATACGTTGGCAAAGCGTGAGAGGTTAACGGCTAACTTCTTATCACATATGTCTTTACCTGAGATAATCCGGCTAAGATATGAGCGGTCTATCTCTACACACAAAGCAAGTTTACCTATGCCTATTTTATTCTTAATAAGATCTTTCTTACACTCAATCATGTAATTACCTTTTATCACATTGTTGTGATATAACTATTGACATAATAAAAAATCACTGTCAAGTTAAATATCACACTTTTGTGATAAGGGGATTCTTTCATGAATGAGATTGATATTAGACGCAAAGTCTATTCACTACCACTTAAGCCAAACACTAAGCTAACTCTTCTGGGTGTGCTTCTGCGTGTTAATTGGGATACGCTGGAAGGCCAGGTAAGTTCTAATGATGTAAGTAAAGACATGAACATGAAAGCCTCATCAGTAAGACGAGCTTTTAAAGAACTTGTAGAGCTGGGTTATATATCGAGGACAGCACAGAGAAGAGAGAGCCCAAAAGGAACCGTTTATCATCATCGAGCTGTTACAGTCTTAAACATAAATATGGTTCTAGATAACTCTGTGGATTCTTACCAGCCTAGAAAGGTTAGCCCAAATAGAGCTAAGACCACAATTAAAGATGTTAGCCCAAATAGAGCTAAGGTTATGATTGAGGAGGTTAGCCCAAATAGAGCGATCGAGGACAAAGAAAGCTCAAAGCAGGCTAACCAGTTAGTTCAAAAGGAGAGTACCCTTAGCCCAAATAGAGCGCAGACCCCTAAGCTCGAAGTGAGCTACAATACAACTAAGGATATAACAACTAAGGAGACAACTAAGGAAAACAATAATAATACAGCTGAGATTGATTCTACTATTGTCAGTGATGACAGCACTGTCATGAGTGACATACCAGCTGACCCTAAAACACTAGATGATTTAAATCTCTCTGATAAAGAAGCTGAAGTAGTAGCAGAGCTAAAAGCTGATGGACATACTGAGGAATTCTTAGTCAGAGCTGTAATGAACAACAGACGCTTATCAGCTAAATTAAATTGGCGTTATCAAACAGAAGCTAGCTCTACCCGAAAAGAGACTAGCTATGATCCATATAAAAGATTCTAAGGAGACGAATTATGACACATGGATTTGTAAAACTAGGCGACCCTAAAACACTCAATGCTATTAATCAGCAGATTAAAGACATTAAAGCTATGAGTAAACTGAGAAGCTCGACTAAGAAACTTTCAGCACCACTCAAAGATTACAGCCATCTTACCGGGCAGAACTTAGAAGACAATGACATGGTAGAGCGCAAAGCACCACGCTTTACAGTCACTTTACCTGATTATTGTGGTCGTTGTGATGATGGCTTCTTGAGAGTAGATCGTACTACTACAAGGATGTGCCCTTATTGCGAGATACCACGTAGACGAATTAAAGCTCTAAATAGGCTCAGTTTACCTGCTGGTGCTGTGAACATGCATCTAGATAAGTATGAGTGGGATAATCCACTTCAAGAGCAAGTCATCAACCAGCTCATCAGCCACATGATGGAGCCTCAAAACAATCAGGGACCAGGTGCTTTTATGTTTGGCCAGCCAGGTAACGGTAAGAGCTCTATACTCTATGCTGTGGCCAGGTGGGCTTGTCTCGCTGGTTATCGCGTTATCTACTCGACCCATGACAAACTCCTCGAGGAGATCAAAGACAACTACGATTCTAAGCGACATAAAGACCCGGTCGAGTATTGGCTGTTTGGTTATGGCAACAAGAGGAGGACCATACTATTACTCGATGAGATAGGCGGTAGAGGTGGATCAGGTAGCAAATCCGCTTGGATGGTGTCGAGGACTAACGAAATTATAGGTAAGATCCATGATTATTGGCAAGGTGGCCAGCTCTGTGTACTCATGACAACTAATATTCATCCTCAGCAACTATTCTCAACTCTTCTTAATCGAGCTAGTGAAGATCGTTTACTTCAGATGCTGACACCCATTCAGATGGTAGGCCAGAGTAGACGTACTGGGCCAAATCGTGAAGCACTAAGGGCAAAGTGGGGTTTAAGATGATCGAGGGACCATACCACTATATAACCAAAGATTTCTTTGTAGATGTTTATATCGTTGATTCTCACCATGACATTGAGGTCTTGTCATCTGCTTACTTGGTAGGCTCTGGCCAATGGACATGGAAACTAATTCAAGGGGACGCTCAACAGATTAGAGAGCTACCAAAGTTCTCACGTAGTCAGAACTTCTCAGCTCACTGTGTTAACTTGTACTATGGTGCAGTTCTGGCAACATACAGAGAGAGAGAGGACGGCTCTATAACTAGAATGATTCTTTACAGCTGTACTTGATTAGTATACTACTTATGTGTTCAGAGTGAGTCTCATTCCCCTTGAGAGTTACTAAAAGCCAGTAGTTTCATATGGGTTCTACTGGCTTTTTTTATGTGTTGACACCAGATAAGCTCATGGGGCATCATTAGTAAGTTACCCTATTGTCACTCACTCTTTTCTTTTAACGTTCTAAGGAACAATGAAGGTTAAGCGGACTCAATACACTTATCTCACAAATCGAGTGATGAGACGGTAACACCTGGTGAGCTAATTATCTGGCTGGTGATCTAGACTCACCTCTATTTTTCTGTAGTACTGAAAGAATTGTAAACGATTTGTTGACTCAACTATTAATCTGTTATATAGTCAATAAGGTACTTAAGCACTTGCTTTTGTCATTTTGTGGTTTGGATACCTCATCACAGCTTAGTTTGTCGTCCACTTTCCCCTTTTGCCTGCAAGCTTTGTGGGGGTTTGATATAGAGTTTTAAGCCGGCCAAAGATCGAAAAGATCTAGTTTGAAACTTTATATTATAGCTAGGCTGTGATGAGGATTCGTTTAATTGTAAACAATTTATTGACTCAACTTTTGAGGCTGTTATGATGGCCTTGACCTCAGACTCATTTATTATATTTTCTGTATTAAATGTTTAGAGAGAGACCCTAAAGTCTGAGGTCAATTTTATAAGGAGAGACACAAATGGAGTCACTCACAAAAGTTGTAGGACTACGCTTAACACCCGATGAATACGCCTGGCTAAAGTCAGCGGCTAACTCTCATCAATGTTCACGCGCTGCACTAGTCAGAGAGGTACTACTAGAGTATCGAGAGACTAGAGCTAGAGGTGGGGCTTGTGTTCAAGTGATCTCAAGACGAATTGGAAGACGAAAGAATGATTAACACGATTACATTAGTTGGGAATCTTGGCAAAGCTCCGGAGCTAAGAGTAACCAATAACGGCAAACAATACGCTTACTTTTCAGTAGCTACATCTGAGAATTATCAGAAAGATGGTAGATGGGAGAAAACTACTGAATGGCACAATATTAAGGTGTGGGGGCAATCAGCAGATAGAGCAGTATCACAGCTTAAGAAAGGCTCTAAAGTTTATATCGAGGGCAGTCTAAAGAGCTATGCACCAAACCCAGATGAGCCCAACACTAGACGATGGGAAATTATCGCTAATAAATGGCGATCACTAGACCCAAAACCAGAGCACTCAGGAGACTGGAATCAGTCACCAGCTGCACAGAATAATCAGTGGACTAATCCAGGTGAGCTTATGCCACCTCAATGGGGTAACTAATTAAAAGGAGACTTACTTTGAACGCACGACTTAATAAAAAAAGTTTAGCCGCCGAATGTGGGATGGCTTTTGAGGACGCTGTTAGAGAATTGCTTGTACACACTAGAACAGAAGGTTCTAGACCAATTAAGTCAACTTTTCCTCACGTTGATATTGCTATTAAAAAGAATATTTTTATTCAAGTTAAATCAACTAGGCAGATGGATAGAAATTTTCTTAATCTGGATATATATTCATCCTCACCGTTTGAGGAATCTAGATATTTGGTCGAGGGTTCTTTGACAGATCATAAAGGGCTTTTGGCTGGGAAGAATACTCATGATGGTGAACTATTTCTCCTTGTAGGAGTATACAGCAATGATGTTGAGCATCAACACGAGTGTGCCAAAGAATATCAAGCACACAGACTAAACCCGCCAAAAACTGAAAAGGAAAGATTCACATACGTGGATTATTTATCTGAATATGATGGCGTGATACTTCATCACTTTAATAAATATGATAAACAGGGTGAATATCATAGGCTAGATATAAAAGAGTTCTTGACTAGAGGGTGTAGCTTTATCACCTCGCTAGTTAAAGCTAAAAGAGAACTACCTCAACTACCTAAGCCAGAAGCTAAGCCAGAGCCTAAGCTAGATGATTCTGACTCATTAAAGCCATATGAGAAGTATATTAGAAAAGATTTTAGAATAACTAAGTTAAGCGCTGATCTTCTTGGTTTATATAAAGCCAAAGACATAATAGAAACACTGGCTGATTCTGAGATTTCATCGCGTGGTGGGGCTTGGAGCTTAATGGGCCTCTTGAGTTCAGAAAAAAAGATAAGAGATAAACTTCAGCTTGATAACAAAAAACGCTATGTTCTCCTTTATAATTTATTGTGGCCTATGGTAAAAAACAGCAAGGTGCTTTATATTTCTGATAATGGTTTTAGAATCTGCAAAGAGTACGCATTAGAAGTTGATTTAGATAATTTAAACTTATCTAACTCACTACCAAAAGAGATAACATTTACTTTATTCTCAAAGTTAGTAGAGGCACTCAACCTCAGAAAGCTTTTGAGCTCTCGTTTTAGTCACACAGTTGCTTATTCTGCGTTTGCTTATGGTTATGCGGGGCCATCTTATTTACATTATTTTTTGGAGTGTTTAAAAGAAAACAATCTTAAAAAATATATATTTTTAGCTAGGGCTATTTCAAGGACAATCGCACCTGTTACCCCCTACAGCACAGCTTGTAAGCATTTCCCTATTCATTCCATAGCTAAGCCAAAAGCTAAGCCAAAAGCTAAGCCAGAGCCTAAGCCAGAAGTTAAGCCAGAGCCTAAGCCAAAAGCTAAGCCAAAAGCTAAGCCAGAGCCTAAGCTAGAAGTTAAGCCAGATGTTGTCACAGATAAATCAGGACAAACTCTACTATTTGATAAACCTAGCTACATCTCCATAAACGGGGTTGAAGTTGACTTGTCTAGCTTTCTTCTAATGCTTTCAGGGCATCCCCATCTAAGTAAAGTAGAAAAGGATTCAGCCATGAGCCTGGCGCGAGCTTGTGTTCTTAGGCAAATAGATATTAATCACTTAGGGCGTAAATAATGAGCGAGCGAAAAGACGACACCATCCAAATACTAGAGCGCTTAAAAAAGTTAATCGTACTCTCTGCTAAAGATCATGATGCTAAGATAGCTAAACACTCTGAAGAACTCATGAGCCACATTGAGAAAGTGTTGCAAGAGGCTAGGCATGGTCAGCGCAGGGACTGAGTTATATCTAGCCAGAGAGGTAGTGTTTGTTAATCCCAGATATCTAAGGTGGAAGAATAAACCACCTGGTGAAATCACTTGGCCACAGTTTACTAAGGTTACTCTACTCCATCCTAATTGGAGGATAGGAGAGGACAAGTTTATTAGGCAGTCTAAGAAGATTCGGAATTTAGATATGGTGGTTGTGAGCTTGGCTGGTCAGAGGGTGTTTATCGAGCGTGATATATTGCTTAGCCGGAAACAAATGATAGAGGTTAGAAATGGATGATAATAGACAAAAACGATTTCTTTCATATATTAGCAAGGGTTACGATGTGCAAACTGCTTGCTTATAGGGCGTGATGTTGGTATAGGGCATTATAATAGATGGTTGGATGATGAGGACTTCGTAACACAGTTTGAACGTTATTATAGTCATGAAGACGTCAAAAGGAGAAGACGACTTAGAGCACTTTGGTATGAGGGATATACAAAGTGAAGCCTTAAGGAGAGATCAAGGGTAATATATAAAATAACAAACAATACACTAACGTGGGCGCGCGACATGACTAAAAGCAGAGAGACAAGAGAACGACTACTAGACAACCTTAGAACCGGAATGAGTGTTCAGGCGGCTTGTAGTTTGAGTTTAATAAGCAGACCCACTTACTACAGGTGGCTAGAAGAGTGTGAGGAGTGGAAGGCTGAAGTGCAAGAGGCCATAGACTTTGCTGAGGCTGTCAACGTTGCAAGGGTCAAGGCTTTAGGTGACGAGCGTGGAGACTGGCGAGCGTATGCTTGGCTGTTAGAACGTCGACACCCAGACAGATGGGGACCCAAACGAGAGATTGAAATCACACAGAGCAAAGCCAACGCCGGGCAAAGTATGGTGCTCACTATGTTAGAGCAGACTGACGAGCGTTTAAAAGCTGAGCTTAGAGAGGAGAGCTTAAGTGAAAGCACCGAAGACTCTGACAAAGATTAAGCTTAAGAAGATGTGGCATTTTGCTAGTCATTATCAAGAGAGCTATCTGATCATGAATGGGGAATACTCAATCATAGCTGAGACTGATATTAGTGATGGTTGGCTACGAGGTTATGAGCGTACACTGTCTATTGAGGTAGGTGCTTTGGTGCTCATCTTAAAAATTAATGATGCTGGTTTCTCCCACTCTGAACGCTGGAAAGTTGGTGAGGATGGACTCATTAAAACTTAATGAATTGCAACTAGACATTATCACCCAGATTAGAAAAGAGAATAAGATCATAGCGGCCAGATGTGGATGGGGGTCTGGTAAAACATCTGCTTTGGTCTTGTCTCTGCTTACGATCAGCCACATTCGACCAGGTACCAGCTCCTTACTAGTTACTGACACAACACCACGCTATAACTCTGTATTGATGCCTGAAATCGAAAAGTGGTTAGCTCCACTGGGTTGGACTTACAATCACACCCTCAAACAATGGTCAGACCCTGAGACCGGCTCTACTGTTTGGACTAGGTCTTACTATCGACCAGGTACCAGAGACGCTACCCACAACCCACTAGAAGGTCTAAATGTAACTAGTGGTGTATGCCTCATCGATGAATGTCAGACACTTACTGAAGAGGTAGCCCACAAAGCTTTAGGACGCCTAAGGAGTGGACCTACTCCCATCATGATATTGGTGGGTCTACCGGTGGCAGATGCCTGGTGGTGTCGATTAGCTGAGAGAAGTGAGTGTAAGCCTCTACTCTATACCAGCTATGTTAATGAAGCTAACCTGAGTCAAGAGTGGTTTGAAGCTACCAAACTGTTACCAGAAGCTGAGCGTCTAGCAATGGTAATGAATCAGCCTAGACCACCATCCGGCCTAGTCTATAATGAGTTTGACCCGGCCAAGATGGTCCTCGATGGTTGGCAGTATCAACCAACTATGAGTTCAAGGATTGCTATTGATTGGGGCTTTAGAAAACCATCGGTACTCATCATCTGCCATGATCCACTGCTAAAGGCTGATATAATTGCAGCAGAGATTAACCCGGCTGAAGTCACCATCGAGCAACTAGCACAGCTCATTCTCTCCATTGCTTGGCCTCGAAAAAATAAGGGTAAGGCACCGGGTCCTAGAATTTGGTTAGATTCTGGCTGTGCTGATAAGGCCGGTAAAGCTCGCAATGATCAGACCGGTGCTAGTGCTTTTAGAGCGATGAGACTACCACCGCCTAAGGGTCTAGGTATGCCTCTAAGGTCTAACACTGATCCAATTAGAACTGATATTCTTAATGGTGTGCAGCGTTTAAAGAGAGCCTTTAGTCGAGGTCAATACTTAATAACTCGTGAGGTATGGGACGCTGGCGAGCGTTCAACTAATAACTCAATCAGGAAAGCTTTGCTTACTTACAGTTGGGAGCCGCGACAAGAGAAGCCCAAGAAAGACGGCAGAGAGGACCCACTCGACGCACTTAGATATGACTGTATCATGTGGAGGTGGGACGATGACGCCATAGTTGATCAGAGGCGCTATCAATCTAGAGGCATCACTAGGACTAGGAAAGTTAATGTAGGTGGATCTAAGAAAAGGAGGTTCTGATGGAATACATTTATGACGATGACATTGGTGGTGTGGAGCTGGTAGCAACTATGGGTAATGACGCTACACCGGCTCATAGTGCAAGGGTGAGCTTTGCTAAGTTGTCTCACTCAGATGAGCTTAATGAGCGTGATGAGAAGTTAATTAAGTTCTTAGCTAATCATCAACACACTTCACCATTCGAGCACATCACAGCCACATTTCTTCTAACTGTGCCTCTATTTGTTCGCTCACAGATTCAGCGTCATAGGACGTTTAGTTACAATGAAGTGAGCAGGCGGTATACTTCAGAGCGTATTCAGTTCTACTCACCCATCGTAATTAATAAACAAGCTCAGTTGAATTTACAGTGCTCATCTGATGAAGAGGTACATCAACCAGATGAAGCCAGAGACATCATCGACAGTATCAGCAAGCTCACCGAGTCAGTATATTTCAACTTACTAGATCGTGGTGTTTCACGTGAAACGGCTAGGACAGTCTTACCAGTTAATCTCTATACATCCTTTTGGATGACCGGCTCACTCTTGAATTGGTCAAAGTTCTTAAGGCTTAGATGTGATGATCATGCTCAACTAGAGACCAGATTAGCCGCTATAGCTATTAAAGAGTTATTGCTTGAACGTTTCCCGGTTAGCTTAGGTTCACTACTATGAGCAAACATAAACACATCTGGACTAAGATCAGAATGAGTCAACAGTTAGCTCAGGCTTCACCATGCCCACGCGCTAAGGTTGGGGCTATGCTATTTCAGCCAGATACATGGGTGACTTTAGCAGATGGATACAATGGGGCACCTAGAGGTGGAGGTGATTTATGTGGTGGGACTGTCTGCCATCGAGATGAGCAAAAAATTGTTAGTGGTACTAGGGTAGAAGTTGGCTGTCATCATGCTGAAGCTAACGCCATCTGTAACGCGGCCAGGTATGGTCATGCCACTAAGGGCGCGTGGTTGGTTGTGACTAGGCCACCATGTCTAAATTGTGCTAAGTTAATTCATCACGCCGGTATAACTCAGGTATACACTACTAAGCATGATCGAGATTCGCCTGGCTGTGCTTACCTTATCGAGCATAACATTACGGTGATCAGCTGGGAGTAATACCAGTGGAGCAAGAGCATTATCAAGAAAGACTGTTAGCCATTGTATTACTAGACCTCATTGGCTCAACCGACTTTGTAAGACGAGTGGGTGCAATGAAAGCGGCTGAATGGTTACAATATCATGATAGGCTTAGCCGTTCTATGCTCTACAAGTTTAACGGTCGAGAAATAGATAGGTCCGATGGTTTTCTTCTATCGTTTGAACGTCCTATTGATGCTCTCAACTTTGCTCTCAACTATCAGAAGACAATACCAGCTAAAACACATTTAGAAGCTAGAATCGGTATCCATTGGGGCCAAGTGATTGAAGTAACTCAGCATGAGTTACTAGTGCTCTCAGGAGCCAAACCGATTGAACTAGAGGGACTAAGTAAGAACTTAGCGGCTAGAACTATGTCGATGTGTAGAGCTGGTCAAGTGCTGCTAACTAAACAAGCTTTTCAAGTGATTAAAGGCCGGGCTAATCCCCATACACCTAAGGGTACTAGATATGCTTGTGTTGGTCTCTATCAGTTTAAAGGTGTCAGACAACCTCAGACCATTTATGCGGTGGGTGTCACCATCGAATCACTACAGCCTCCTGAGGGTAATGAGAAGGTTAAGAGGATAGGCGGACCCGGTAAGATTAAATCTAAAGCTAAACATAGAAGACTTAAAGAGTGGGCATGGTGGATACTGTGGCGATCCTTTTGGTTGAGCTTAGGGTATATCATCTGTTTACTTTACCCTTTTATTAAACAATGGCTTAAGGAGTGGTGGAATGAATGAAGATCATGAAAAAAATAAACGTGGGTGGTGGTTCTCAATCTTCTTTATGTTGCTCGTGATGGGGTTGATTGTCTTCTTAGCCAGAGTTAGTATAGTAGATGAGAATCGTGATGTACTCGTGGGAATACTCGGTATGATAACAGGTTCAATCTCTTCAATGATTGCTATAGCCAGCGGTCGTGATCCATCTGAAGTTGAGGACCTTAAGGATAAACTAGCATTTCAAGAGTCTGATAGAGCTGCACTTATAGCGCGTCTCAGAGATGCAAACATACAGATGCAACTATTGAGAGAACAACAAGCGGCTTTGCAGTTTGCTATTATCGAGCGTCTTAGCGTCCTCAATGGCTTTGAACACCCAGCCAATGACGACGAGGTAAAGTTGCCTGAGGTGGTTGATCAGTGGCTACCGACACAGCCAGAGCCAGAGGATTAAACATAGGTAGTCATTAAGGGATGGACCATCATCTCTTATCTTAATAACTACTAATAGTCACTAGAGCAGTCAGAGACCGTCCAAAGTTTTGATCTATTCTAGTGAGTCGTTAACCCCAATACCAGCAAGGAAAGAACATTATAAATGTATGCTTTTATTCTGCAGTGGTCAACTACTAGACAACTGTTCAGTAAAATAATATAATAGGCTCAATTTTAATCAATCACGTTGAAGGGTTGGCTATGTCTAATCCCCATGATGATGGTAAGGCTCCAAGACACATTAGAGCCCTATCGCCACGATTCAGAACTAAAGGCATAAGCGGAACCCAATTAAACGGTGGAGTGATTTCTAAAGAGAGCAACCCACAGCTGACCGGCCTCAACTGGGTGCAAGAGGCTGAGGATATGCTTAGGACTGATCCGATAGTTAGACGATCTTGGCATATGCTTAGACAGACTCTGCTCTCTGCCACTTGGAGATTTGAACCAGGTGTAGAGGGTGACATAGTAAGCGAGGAGTTAGCTAGGTACGCGAATGAGGCTTTTGGTTTTGATGGTAACAGCGGCCAGATGGTAATGAGTTGGGAGGACCAACTAAGTTATCTATTTGAGTTTGTCCCGGTTGGTTATCGCTACGCTGAAGAGATTTACAAGGTAGGCCCTGACTCTACTGGTAAGGTTAGAGTGTGGTTAAGCCACTATGCAGATAGAGAACCCTCAGCACATTCAAGATGGTTATCGAGGGATGACCAACACTTAGATGGGGTACTACAGAACATGGTTGGTTCTGGTAAAGTTCCTGAACCCATCCCAGCTAATAAACTACTACTCCTCACACTTAACAAGACGGGCTCTAACTTTGAGGGTGTTGGAATGTTGCGCCCAGTGTGGTGGTGGTGGCGTACTAAGCAGAGAGTTAGTAACTTGATGTGTGTAGGTTTAGACCGTTGGGCGGTGCCTACTCCTAAAGTTGTTGTAGACCGTTCAACGGCTGAATCAATCGGTTTAAGTGATGGTGACATCGACGCTATGATTGATGATGCAGAGTCACAAGCACAAGCTTTTATTAGTGCTGAGCAAAGCTATCTAGTAGAAAACGCGGCTGTTAAGTTTGATACATATGCATCACAGCCAAACTTGTACGCAGATGGCCCCATCAATATCATCACTAAATGTGATTCACAAATAGCGGCGGCCTTCTTAGCTCAGTTTGCTGATTTAGGTAATACTGAAACTGGAGCTAGATCAGTTGGTGAAATCCACTTATCAGTGTTTAGACGTGCAGCCATTAACCTATGTGACTTGGTAGCGGCTCAGGTAAGCGGACCTGATAGGCGTGGAGGTGGTACTATAGGCCGTTTGATTCGCTGGAATTATGGGGCGGTGGATCAAAGTAAACTGCCAAGATTAGTTCATACTGGCCTTGATACTGATGAGTTGGCTGAGTCTCTTCAAATGCTACCTGGTCTAGTTCAGTCTGGTCTTATCACTCCTGATGATGAACTAGAGAGAGTTATCAGAGCTAAGCTAGGAGCTGGTGACCTACCTGAGGATGCCCAACGCTCACCAATGTTAAGGGTATCTAGTCAAGGTGGATCAGGTGGAGTGTCTGCACTTGCTGAGCAACTTATAGCGAGGAAACGACATGGTAAAAGCAATTAAGAAGCGCACCCAAGCCCAAACACCAGCACCAAAAAAGGACCGGATCAAGGGCAGTAAAGCGAACCCTAAGGGCTCGGCTAGTGGGGCGCGTGGTGGCATCTCTATCAGTGAGCAAGCTACTAAAGCTCTAGAGAACATGAGAGACAAGCATAATGCTAAGTTCAAAGCGGCCAAACGTCGTATTGATCTAGGTGCACTCAAAGCCGTTTATAGACGTGGAGCCGGTGCTTTTAGTGTTTCTCATCGACCAGGCATGACTAGAAATCAATGGGCGTTAGCAAGGGTGAGAACATTCTTAAAACTGGTAGCTACTGGCCAACGTAAGAAGGCTTACACTAGTGATCTAGATCTACTGCCTAAGGGACACCCACAACACAGAGAATCAGATAAGAAAGCTGAGCTTTTAGCGGTTCCTGATAAATACTCTCATATCGACTTTACTCCACCTAAAGGTGCTCAAGAGGCCGGTGAACGAGCTTTAAAAGTTAGAGCATCTAAACCACAATCCAAGCGTGGAATGACCAGTGTAGGCATCGCCAGAGCCAGAGACTTAGCCAACGGTAAAGCGATGAGCCCGGATACAGTTAGACGTATGCTCAATTACTTCACCAGGCACGAAGTCGACAAGCAAGGCTCTACCTGGTCTGACCAGGGTAAAGGTTGGCAGGCTTGGCATGGTTGGGGCGGTGATGCTGGTTTTACATGGGCAAAGAAAGTAGTAAGACAAATGAACACAGCTGACTCTAAAACAAAAGCTTTGAGAGCACTCTCAGAGTCTTCAGTATTTGCATATAATATACCTGAGAATCTCACAGTGGGCCGACCGTTTAAAACCTTAGGTCTTGGTCAAGTATCATCTAGAATGAGTGGTGAGAACGTTGGCAAAGAAATTGATATGTCTATGCTGGCTGAGATGGTCAGAGTGTTTAAAGAGCGTAAAGACCAGGACCCTGTAGTCATAGACTGGCAACACGCAACCTCTCCCTATCAAGGCGGCTCACCAGCTCCACCAGAGTCAGGGAACGCCTTAGGCTTAATCATCGACTTAGAACTAAAAGAGGATGGGCTTTATGCAATCCCAGCATACAACGAACGCGGCTTAAAAGTTGTGAAAGATGCAGGTGGTGTATTGTGGAGTTCTCCAGAGTTCTTAGCCGGTGAAGTCTATGACCGTTTAGGCGGTGCTAAAGTTGGTGATGCTCAACTCTTAGCCGTTACTTTAACGCCTAGACCGGCACAATCACATGACCAGATAGACCGGGTCATATTAAACGAAAGGCTTGAGATGGATAACATTGAAAGTATGTCTGCCGATGAGCTTAGATCTATGCTCATCGCAAAAGATGAGATGGTCAAAGAACTTGAAGACCAGATTAAGAAGATGAAGCAAGATTCTGAAGCCTCCATGCGTAAAGAGCGTGATGAGGATGATAAAGAGAAGATGGCCGAATCTGAAGACGATGATAAAGAGAAGATGGCCGAGTCTGAAGACGATAAAGAAAAGATGGCTGAAAAGAAGGATTACAAGATGAGTGAGCAACTATCACCAACTTTACTATCTGAAATTAACGCACTCAGAGAGAACAACGCTAAGATGAGCGCACGAATTGAAGCGATTGAAGCCGAAAAGGCCGAGATTGAAAAGCGTGAGGCCGTTGGTGCCTTATTACGTGATGGTCGAATCTCACCGGCTGAGGAGACTGTAGCTGGTAAAGCTTGGCAACTCAGAGAGCTACAACCTGAATTTTGGCAGATGTTTAACGAGCGTAGCACCGGTTCAACTGTACCACTCGCTGAGGTTGGTCATGGTGCCAGTCGTCGTGAAATTAATAAACGTGCTCTAGATGCTGAAGTAAAGAAGCTATCTAAAGAAAAGAGCATTTCATATTCAGAGGCGTTAACTCAATTCAGAGCTAATAACGCTGACTTTTACAATCAAGTGTTTGGAGGCTAATCATGGCTAACACAGATAACCTTGTAAGTTTTGTCTCTGCTGAAGCTATCACAGAGTATGCTATTGTTTCACTCAACGCGGCCGGTAAAGTCGTTATCACCACAGCGGCCACAGATGAAAAAGTTGTTGGTGTGGCTCAGCGCGCTTGTGCATCTGGTGAATCTGTTGAGGTACTTGTAAGTGGTATCACTCGCGTTATTGCTGGAGATACAATTACATTTAGTACAAGCCCAATTCTCTCAGCGACCACAGGCGGAAAAGTTCAACCTTGTGAATCTGGCGATACTACCTTCTATCCCATCGCTAGAGTTATCCCAAATATCAATCAAACCTCAGCATCATCAGGTGACCAGATCAAAGTCTTGTTTGTTGGTCCTACCAGCCTCAATACTTAAGGAGTTAAAACATGGCTCGTTCATATTCTAATTTACACCCAGTCGACGAGATTTTAAGCAGTCTAGTTGTTGAGGCTGTGCCTAGTGATAATCAGCTTATCGCTGACAAGGTCATTGAAAACATAACCATTCCAGAGCGATCAGGGACTCTACTTTTAGAGGAGACTCGAAACTTTATGGGTGCAGGTGCTGGCCTCGATCTAGAGCGCGCTCCTGGTGCATCACGTACTACAATTGGTGGTTTTGATCGTACATCTACCACATTCAAGGCGAAGATTTACGCGGCTTCTGATTCCATCGCGATGGAAGACATCTTTGATAGTCAGTACCCCGGAAGTGAAGAGCAACGCATGGCTCGCAAAGTTAGCCGAGTAATGAAGCTAGCTAGAGAAAAACGCTGTGCCGATGTGTTGTTTGATAGTACAGCTTTTAACACTTCATCACCTACACAGAAGTATGATGCCGTTGGTGCTGAACCACTCACAAACTTACATGAGCTTAAAGATACAGTCTTCGCGGCGGCTCATGGAATTAACCCTGACACCATGATTCTTGGTCGTGATGTATTTCGAGTGTTAGCGCGTAACCCTGAGATTCGAGGTTATGTCGGTACTAGTGGGGCTGGTATTGCAGCTGGTAACAGAATCTTGAATGATGAGGCTGTTATTGCTGTACTTCGCGACGTGCTAGGCATCCCCAATATCCACGTTGGTCAGGCTCGTCAAGACACAGCTGTACCAGGTGCTACATCTTCAGAGAGTTACATCTGGAACGGTGAGACCATCTTTATGGGTATTCTTCGAGGCTCTGATGCTATTGTACAGAAATCAGGTGGCGTCAAAGCTATGCCAGTAGCGGCTCTTAACTTCCAGTTTGGCAACATGGTTGCTGGCCAGTATGACAGCCTAGACAAAACCCGCCGTTATGTTTACGCTGAAGAGGTTCAGTCATTCCAGGCGATTGATTCAACACTTGGTCATGTTCTTACAAACACGTTAGCATAATGTTTACTTGTGTTAGCTGTGGCCAGCTCTTAACCACTCAGCACACTCACTTAAGTGAAGAGGATGCTGATAAAAGGGCGATTGATGATCTAGGCAGACAAGCAAAACGCTTATCCGGTCCTATGGCTACACTAACAAAAGCTAGGCGTGACCAGCTCATAGCAGAAGTCTCAGCTGAGAAGTCTTTTAAGACTGCTTTAAACAAAGCTCGCAGGCAGCTCATCACTACTTTAGAGATGGCCTCTGTGTCTCAAGACCCAATGCTTTTGTTATCATTTGATGATGATCAACTACTAGATTTAATCCTTAGAGGCGGCTTAGGTTTAGCAGTTGAAGACTTCATCGACAATCAAGAGCGT